GAGCGGCAAGCCAGTCCTGAAGAAGTCGTACAGTGTCCTGCAAGACGATTTCTTCCACTATATGCGCAACGCCGGGTATACGGATGTAGAGCGCGGTGAGCGTGGCAGCACTGAAGAACACCTGACCGTCACCCAGTTCAAAGTCCAGCGGGAGCAGGAGCGACTGGACACTCTGACCGCCCAGATTGACCAGAAAGAGCAGCACCTCACCCAAACCAACAAAACCCTCTCCAAGACCGAAAAGGAACTTGCCGCTGTGCAGAAAAAGGTCACGCTCACAAAAGAAGCCCTCATTCATGCGCGCGATCTGGATTATATTGGTAAGCGCACCTTTCTCGGCAACTATTCGCTGACCGAAGAAGAGTTTTCCAAGCTGAAAAAGCAAGCCGACCACGGCTATATGATGGATGTGGAGAACCGCCGCCTGAAAGAAGAACTTTCCACCGCCAAGAAAGAGGCCGTTCGTTGGAGCAACAAGTACCACGACCTGTGGTACGACGTGAAACCCTATCTGGATGCTCTCCACCGTGCGCCCGAACTGGTGCGCGGCTTTCTGGAAAAGATTCTTGCCCCCAAGCAGGAGCGCACCATGAATGTGCCGCAGCGAAACCGCAAGCGTGGTCAGGATATGGAACTTTGAGTTTCGGAGGATACTATTTGAACAAAAAGAAGAAGTCAAACAAATCCGGCTACCCGGATGAAGCAATCAAGACCCTTGCACGTTGCTTTTATCCCTCCATGGTTGAGTTTTTCAACAGCGAGGAAGGCCAGCGTGAATATGAGGAATGGCTGAAAGAGCAGGAAGCTCTACAAGCCTTGCCTGTTGCAGCATAAAAACAGCAGGACGCTCCCGGTAAAGGGAACGCCCTGCCTTACATAGATGTATCTCGCCGAGGTGTGTCCAGTTGGGCACACCTCTTATTTTTTTGCCCTTAATCCTCTAGCCCATGGCTTCCAACTACATTCTTCAAATATTTCTCCGGGTCACCGTTCAGAATCAAATCTGCATAGCCCAATGGGTCATTATAAATGAGGTAATCCAACTCTGCCCTCTGCGCCATGGTCACATCCAGTGCATCCTCGACCCCGGTGCAGTCAATGAAAATTTTTCTCCCATCCCGGAGCAGCAGTTCCACGCACCCGGTGTCCATATTAAACTTGCAGGCTCTTTCATCGTACTTCATAATCGCATCCTCCAAATCTTGTTATCGACTTACGGCCTATGACAAGGTATCGGAGTTTTGCGTCGTCCACGGGAGCCTTCATTGTTGTACCCGAAGAAAACGAAAAACCCGAACCCTTCTCCAATCGGAAACAGGTTCGGATTTTTCTTGTTTGGTGGGCGCGGGTGGATTCGAACAGGCATAGCTTCTGCGCGTCAATTCCGGCGCATGTAAAAATAGCAGGAATCAAGCCACTTTTCCGGCGCTCGCTTGCAATGCGTTGCAGCGGCTTGCACGCTCCGGCGCATAAAAGTGGGTTGCAAAGTGGGTTATTTTCCGCTCCCCGGCGCGTACTCGGAGAGCACGCCGGAGACGGTCAGCGCGGCGGTCTCATCGCGCCCATCGACCGCGTGGCTGTACCAGCCGTAGGTGTCCATGCTGTGGCTGTGGCCCACCATGCGGCGCAGCTGGGCGGGCGAGAGTGCATCGGATACCATGCTCACAAAGGTGTGCCGCAGCTCATACAAGCTGACCGGTGGGTCGATGCCATTGCAGCGCTGGTAGAATCGCCAGTAGTTATACAGGCTCTGCTCGTTGCGCAGCTCAAACACCCTGTCATCATCCTGCAGGGGGCGCTCCTCTTCCATGGCGCGCTGCTGCAGCTGGGCACGAAGCTCTGCCACGGCCAGAGGGTGCAGCACCACGGTGCGGATGGCGTTCTCGTTTTTTCCGCTCGTCTCCTCATTATACGCATTGATGGCACGGGCAAGGCGCAGCCGGTCATCATCCAGATCCCCCACACACAAGCCCAGCAGCTCGCCGGGGCGCAGGCCGGTCATGACGGCAAGGCGGTAGGCGTGCACGTTCTCGTCCTGCTCCACTTTTCCACGCACGACACGGGTGTCTGTGGACAACAGCACGCGCAGACTGTCCGGCTGCAGGATCTTCCGGCCCTTCTTGCGGGCACCCTTCGGGACGGTCAGCTCCTCGTCCTCCGGACGCAGGGTGGTGTACTTGTGCTGCCGGGCCCACTTGACAAAAGCCACCTCTGTGCCCCGGATGCCTTGTAGCGTCTTTTTGGACAGATTGCCCTTGCTCTGGCGTTTGCTGTCCGTGGCAAGGCAACCCTCTTTATAGGCACGGTTCAGCACGTCCTGCAGCATGCCAGTGTTCAGGTCGCCGATCCGGCAGGTGCCGATCACCGGCAGGATGTAGTTGCGGCCATTCTTCTCCACCTGATGGGCATAGCTTGTGCCAGCGGTGGCCCGCACTGAGATCAGATACTCTTTCCAAACCTCCCAACAGCGCTTCGTGGTGCTGCAGATGCCCTCATCCAGCCAGGCATCCGCTTTTGCATTTGCTTCTCGCTGGCCGGTCCGGCCGGCTTTTGCGCTGGTAAAGGTCCGGCGCACGCCGTCCTTCTGGACTTTTATCTGCCAGCGGTTCTGGTTCGGCAGCCACTGGGCGGTATTGGTTCTCATTCCCATAAAAATACACCTCCATAGGTACACTTTGACAAGCCTGCCCAGAGGTGGTACAATACAGTTGTCTAGGCTGGTATTGTTCCTCGTGAGCAAGCCATTCTTCAAACTCCTCCGGTGTTGGTAGCACCGGGGGAGTTTTTGTTTAATCACTTATTGGTACGGTAGATAACCTCTAATCCTTGATTCGGGTGATAAGACCACGTAACAGTTACATCTTCAAAGATTTCCTTCTGGCGGCCATCAATAGCCCGGGTGTTCACCATCTCTTTATAAAGCCAATCCGGAAGTTCGAGCGCTTTGTTTGTCAGTTTCACATGGTTCAGGCCTGTATCGCTAAACATAATTGAGCCGCTCTTCATGTTAAGCGGGTTGTTGTCAACGGTCATGTAAGAGCCATCTTCTGCAACGGAAACCGTTATGTCACTGTAAAGATCATAAAACAATTTGAAGTCTGGGGCAGTTCCCTTCTTGTATAGTGCAGGCGCTATGTCCTCGTCCAGAGACGTGAGGACTTCCTTCCCATCTTCATTCGACACCTTCCAAGTGGCAAGAATGATTGGGGCCCCATCGTCGGCAAACCTCTGCACCGCCCCCTTGAAAGTCACGTCCTGGTCATTGAATACACTCTTGTAATATTCGTACAAGCTTTCTTTTACAGCTGCATATACACGCTGCCCATTTTCCACAACGGAGAAGCACTTATAGTCCGTATTGGTATCTTCGACCGAATATGTGAAGTAGTACCCGAAGTCCGTATGGCCAGAGTAGGCCACATAATCACCCGTTTTGTACTGCGCATCTTCTGCAAATACAGACATCGCAAATACAATACAAAGAATTGCTGTCAATGCCACTGAAACAACTTTCTTTTTCATACAAAATGCCTCCTGTTTTTTATATATCCCTGCAAAGCCCGACGGCCTTGCCTTCGATCACAACCGTGTTCATGTCCTCCCGGCTGAGGATGATGCTGTTGAAAGCCGGATTCTCCGGCCTCAGTTCAATGAAATTCTCGTGCAGATAGACATGTTTCAGGGTTGCCTCTTCCCCGATGCGCACAGCAGCGATCTCTCCGTTTTCCACCTCTGGCTGCTTCCGGATGGCCACCAGATCTCCGTCATGGATCCGCGGCTCCATGCTGTCGCCCTTGCAGGTCAGTGTAAAGGTGGAACGCCACTTGGACGGTACACAGACTATACGCTCAACGTTCTGCTCCGCCGTGATCGGCGTACCGCAAGCGATCCGGCCCACCAATGGGACCATGTCCATCTCCGGCATGGGCTGGAAACCGGGAGGGATGGGGTCTGCATCGGTCTTGTCAGAAGTGTGGTTTTCTTCATCAATGCCAAGTAGCCATGACACTGAGGTGTCAAGCACATCCGCAAAAGCCTTTACTTTAGATTGTGGGATATCCGCTTTTCCACTTTCAATCTTACTGATAGATGATCTATCTTTATATCCCATTCGTTTTGCAAGCTCGTCTGTTGTCCAGCCGAGTTCCTGCCGACGCATCCGAATGCGATTATATATCTCAGACATCGTAGCACCGCCTTTCTTTACTGTTAGAATACCACACGCGTGAATGAAATTCAATATTTTTTGAAAATTCGGTCAAATATTGTTGACTTTCGTTCCGCATGGTGATAATATGAGTTTGCGGAATTAAATTCCGCAGAAAGGAGGTGTTTTACGCATGACTGATACCAAGGCCCTCAGAGAAAGGATCGAGGCAAAGGGTCTCAAATTGAAGGCTGTTGCCGAAAAACTCGGCATCACACCTTATTGTCTCCAGCGAAAAATCAACAATGAGAACGAGTTCAAAGTCTCGGAAGTTGATAAGTTGTCCTCTATGCTGGAGCTTACGCTGAGCGAGACCCAAGCTATTTTTTTCTCTTGATTGCGGAATTTAATTCACCAACAAGGAGGTGAAGAAGATGAAGGAAACCAAAAAGCCCGGCGAGCCGCTGGAGACGGCAGGCCGGGCGCAAGAAATTCAGCTTTCACAGCTGGACGATCGTATTCTCTGCCAAATAGATGAAACGGTTATCCAGAACGTGAAAGCCTACTCGTTCGCTCAATCCAGCAACGGGAAAGCGTTGCTGAATTTGAGCATTGAGGTCAATGCGGAAGTTGTGTCAACCACGATACAAGTGCAGAGGCAACCGCACTTGTAACCCATGAATGCCGTTCCATCGTTTCCGAAAACTTGGACAGCAGCCCCCGCTGTGGAGGAATTTGCTCATTCACAATCATTTCAACAAGGTCGATCAGCTTCTGGACTTGCTCCTTATCTGGCGCATTTTCAGCCTCTGCCCGATCACGCAGTTCACGAAAGCTCGTCTGATAGTTGATGGTTGCTGTGTTGGCTGTTCCAATTACAGAGCCATACGCTGTGCCGATATTGTAAATAGTGCTCTGGTGTTGTTCCGTTTCTTTCCGTTTTTTCTCGACCTCGGTCATATAGAACGCTTTTATTTGCTCCTGTTCCTTTTGGAAGTACGATGCCTGTGTTTCTGTGATATAAAGCCGTTCCTTTGCCGGATTGATAACAACATCATCCATTTTGATATCGGTCCCCGGGCGAAACCCAATATACCGGCGATTCGTTGCTTTTTCCCGATTTGGCAGACCCGGAACAGTCGCAACGATCTCACCGTTTCGCTCAATTTGCATATTCAAACCTTGCATCTCTAAAAAGCTCTCAAAAATCATTTCATCACCCCCTTTCCTGCTCGATTATACCGCAGAAGGGGGCCACCAACAAGGAGGTATATATTTTATGAACGACTTACAGATCTTCTCAAACCCCGAGTTCGGGCAGGTGCGCACTGTCGAGATCGACGGAACACCCTGGCTGGTGGGCAAGGACGTTGCCACAGCGCTGGGGTACGCCAAACCCCAGAATGCAATTTCTCGCCACGTTGACTCCGAAGATCAAAAGGTTGCCCCGATTCAGGGCACCCCTGGCGGCGAGCAGGAAATGCTTATCATCAACGAGAGTGGCCTGTACAGCCTGATCCTGAGCAGCAAGATGCCCAAGGCAAAGGCCTTCAAGCGGTGGGTCACCAGCGAGGTGCTGCCTGCCATCCGCAAGCATGGCGCTTATGAGAGCGTCAAGGCCCAGCAGCACATGGAACAGCTGGAAGCCACCAATGCCCAGTTGAACATGGCCATCCGGAACGTGAGCAGCGCAAAGGCAGCGCTTGCCGAGGTCATCAGCCTGCGAAACGACTTTATCCATCACCGGGACAACTACAAAGCCCGTTTCCTTCAGGCCAAGACCGATTACGGCAAGATGTGCGACAACCTGCGTCAGGCTGAGAACCTGGTCAAACAGGCACAGGCCGAACTTGACAGCCGTATCGACCAGCTGCAGATCGTTGCCTTTGGGCTGCCGGGCTTCGATGAGATCATGGCCGATGCGCTGGTCGGAAGCAGCCAAGGGACGCTGAGCGGAAATCAAGATTGCTGAGGTCTGAACACTACAACAAGGAGGTACCCCATGAAAAAGCGCAACTTCATCAAGCTCCGCCGTCTGGCAGAGGATCAGGGGCTTGAGCTTCAAGAACTGGCCGAGCAGGCCGGCATCGGTAAGCGTACCCTGCACACCAGGCTGGAGGATGCAGACCCCGGCAAGAGCTGGCGTGCGGCGGAGATCACCGCCCTGTGCAAAGTCCTGCACATCCCGCAGGAGCAGATCGGGGAGTATTTCTTCCCGGCAATCGCAAAGGAGGAAAAGACCGCATGAAACTGAAAATCAACCTTCTGTACGCCGCAGGCATTGTCCTGCTGATCGGTTCTGCCAGTGCGGGAGACGGCTTCAATACCATCCTGCCCAACTCCTGGGGCATCCGGGTGCTGGCTGCCGTTCTCATGGCCACACTGGCAATTACCTGCTTCGGCTATGGACGCTACCTGGAAATGACCAGGAAGAACCGCCGCTATGGCCGCGTTGACCGCACCCACGCCCGCACCGAAGAGCCGGACTACCGGCAGAACCGGAGGGACGCATGACCACGAAGCGCATGAAAAAACTCCTGATGGGCATGGGCCTGTCCCGCAATCAGGTCAACAGCATGGTGCTGTCACAGCGCACCGAAGGCTCAAAGAAAGTCAGCAATAAGCTTTATTATTTTATTGTGAAACAGAACATTTCCAAGATTGATGCGGAACTTTTGCCGTACCTCAAAAGCTTTGTGCTGGCATGAACACAAAGAAGGCCCACCCGTGCTGGTAACACGGACGAGCCCAAAGGGTGATGGAATTCACAAGCCCCATCACCTTTGATGATATCACATCGGAAAGGATTTTACAAATGAAAGGTATTTTAGCCGAACCGGGCAAGGCCCCGGTGATCGCATCCCTGCCCGACAGCCTGTGGGCCATTGAGAACCGGCTGGGCACGCCCTGCGAGATGATCGTGCTGCCCCGCACCCCGGCGGTGCTGTTCGTGGGCCGGTACGATGGTCCCATCCAGCCCGCCAGCCTGCTCAACCGGAAGTACCGAGGCCGCCAGCTTTACGGGCCTATCCTCTGCTACGGATGGAAGGGCAACAACATCCAGCCCATGAACAAGGATGTACAGACCGAGATGCTGGACCGCCTGAAGGGCACGGAGGTGCGGGTATGATCATCAGCCAGAACAGCAACGATGTTTACTACGCCTATACCCGTGGGCGCTTCTGGCGCTGGGACGAATCCGCACGGATCTGGAAGGAAAGCCATCTGCTGGCACAGAAGTTCGGCAAAGCCAAGACCGCTGAAAAGCGGCTGACCCCGGAAGCGTTTCTGACCAGCGACGAGTTCATCCCCATGGACGACTACGAGCTTCCGCAGTCGATGCTGACGGCCCTCAGGGAGGCCAAGCCCTGCAAGAATGCACCGGTAGACCCGGTGGAAGAGGAGCCGGAAGTCCCCGGAACCCAGACGGCACAGGAAAAGCCCCTGACCACCGTGCCGGATGCGATGCGCCCGGCGTTCGATTATTCCGGCCTGACCGACCAGACCGTGGAAGACTTGCATTTTGCGGAGAACGAATACCGCCACGGCAAGCAGATGGCCGAGCGCGGCCTTGTCCACATGGGCAATGCCATTGCCGCTGCCCATGATGCGCTGTGCGGAGTTGTCGCACAATGCGACAACGGTGAAGATGGAGCTTGTCGCACAATGCGAAAAGCTCGAAACAACCAGCATAGCGAGGATACGTTCAAAAGCTGGTGCGTATCCATCGGCATCACCAAGGATACCGCATACCGGCTGCTGCAGGTATCGGCACTGCTGGACGGAAGCAGCCCCCGCCAGCAGAAGATTCTGAAGGAGCTTTCTCCCACTCTGCTGTATGCCGTGGCAAAGCCCAGCGCCCCGCAGGAGCTGGTGGAGCAGGTCAAGAATGGTGACATCACCACCAACAAGCAGTATCAGGAAGCCCTGGCCCAGATCAAGGCCGAGAAGGACCGTGCCGCTGCCGCCGAAGCCCGGGAGGAAGAGGCCCGGAAAGCTGCACACGAGTACCACGAAAAGTACGAGGAAGCCGCTGCCATGCGGGCAACGCTGCTGGATCAGCAGGGTGCCTACATTGCCGATATTGACGGCCTGAAAAAAGAGAACACCAAGCTCAAGCAGATCTACCGCGATGAATACGATGGCCGCATTGCTGCCCGGCTCCAGTGCCAGAAGGCTGAAGGCGAGCGCGACAGGGCCGAAGAGAGAGCAAAAAATGCCGAAGACGCTTTGAAAAAACAGCCCATCACTGCGGTCATCGATGAGGAAGAGATCGACCGACGGGCCGCAGAAAAAGCCTGGGGCCTTGCAGATGCCCGGAACGCCGAACTGGCCAAGGACAATGCCAACCTGAAGAAACAGGTTGCGGCACTCCGTTCCCGCATCAACGATGATTCCCAGGCAGATTTTGAGCAGGCCAACTACTGCGCCAGCCTGATGCGGGCGGCGTGGGATAACAGCAAGGCCAGCTATTCCCGGCTGGTGGGCGAAGATCTGGAAAGCACCTTTCAGACCATCTGCGGAACCCTGAACAGCATCATGGAGGAAGCCTCCCTGCTCTGCCGCCAGCCGCCGGATTATGACGGAGGTGACAGGGATGAATGAGATGTACAGCCTGGATCTTGACCGTTACGGCCCGCCCATGGAGCCGCCCGATGACTACTACTTTGCCCCCGACCGGGAGCCAGAAGAGGAGGAACTGACCGATGACGAATGAATTGACCGTCCGGGTAGAGCGCCCGGTGATCCCGGCTATGAACTGGAACAAGGATGAGGTGCAGAAGAACCTTGACGAACTTCTGGCCTCCTATACAGGCCGTGTGTACACGCCTGAATCCATCAAGGATGCCAAAGCCGACCGTGCTGCCGTCAACAAGTGGGACAAGCAGCTGGCTGCTGCTCTGACCGCCGCCAAGCGGCTTTACACTGACCCGCTGGAGGACTTTCAGAAGAGCATCCGGGAGATGCAGGCCCAGTGTAAGAAGATCTCCGGGGCCATTGATCAGCAGGTAAAAGCAGTAGAACAGGCCCAGCGGGAAGAAAAAGCATCCACCCTGCGGCTGATCTACCAGGACTGCATCGGGGAGCTGGAACCGCTGATTTCTTTTGACCGTCTGCTTGTGCCCCAGTGGCTCAACAAAACCTTTGACCTCGCCCAGGCCGAAAAGGAACTGCGTAAGGCTGTGGAGACCCGGCGGGAGGAACTGCGCCTCATCCGGGAGACCTGCGGTGAAGACGCTGAACCCTGCATTATCGAATACCTGCGGGCCTTGAGCGTCAACGATGCACTGCATGAGCACAGCCGCCGGGAGCACGCCCGTGCGGCTCAGGCTGAGGCAGAGGCCCAGCGACAGGCTGCAGAACGGGCCAGAGCCGCTGCACCGGTCATCATCCCGCCCACCGAGGAAGAGCGTCAACTGAAAGAAGAGGCCGCACAGGAGGCCCGGAGCAACGCCTTTGTGACAGCTTCCGGGCGGCTGGACTGCGAGGTATTGCAGCAGTTCGCCCTGCCTGGCACAGGCCTTGCACCTGCCCGCAAACGCTACCGCTTCTGGGTGGATTTCACCCCGGAAGACATCGAATGGTTCAAAGCCGAAGCTAAAAAGCGCGGCTTCGCATATGGTTCTGTAAAATAATTGGAGGATTTTACTTATGGCTTTTTCTCGTCCCGGCGCACCTGCGCCCACCATGTCCGCGAACACCACTGGCACCACCACCGCCGCCCGGATGACTGCAATGCAGCAGCGTGCCGCCCAGAGCGGCGCTCTGCAGGCTGCCAGCCCGGCCAAGCCCGTGGAGATCACTTCTGCCGACGGCCAGCACATGACCGTCAGCTTCTCGGATGTCCGCAATTTCATCTGTCAGAAAGCCACCGATGCTGAGTGCAAGATCTTCCTTGAGACCTGCAAGCAGTACCGGCTGAATCCCTTTACCAAGGAAGCCTACCTCATCCACTACGATAACAACAGCGAGGACACCCCCAGCACCATCGTTCTGGGCAAGAACTGCTACCTGCAAATGGCAGAGCGTCACCCCAGCTATGACGGCTTCGAGGCCGGGGTCATCATCTTCGATAAGGTGGCCGGGGAGTACCAGAAGCGGGAGGGTTCCATCGTCTACGAGGACGAGGAACTTCTGGGCGGCTGGGCCAAAGTCTACCGCAAGGACCGCACCCGCCCCAGTTACGAGGAAGTGAAGCTGACCGAATACGACACCGGCAAATCTCTGTGGAAGGGCAAAAAAGCCACCATGATCCGCAAGGTTGCCCTTGTCCATGCCCTGCGGGAAGCATTCCCCTCCACCTTCGGCTCTCTCTACGACGAGAGCGAGGTCCATGTGGATGCTGAGTCCACCGCCGTGGAGCTGGACGAGGCCGGACAGGTTCCGGCTCCACGCTGGACCCGCATCAAGGAAGCTGTTGAACAGGCCGATGCCCTGACCGTGGAGGATGCTGACAGCGCAGACGACCCCTTTGCCGGGGGTGATGAATCGTGATCCTGACCCACAAGACCGGCGTACTTCTCCATGGAACTCTCGCCAAAGACCCTGTGCTCAAGGACGTGGGCCAGAAGCAGGTCCTGAAGTTTGACGTGAAGGCGCACAGCGTCAAAACCGACACCGGCAGCTGGGAGAGCCTGTATGTTCAGGTCAACGTCTGGCACGGGCTGGACAAATGGGACGGACTCCTTCTGAAGGGCGATGCCGTCACTGTCTTTGCCCGGGAGCTCAAGAGCCGGGAGTACAACGGCAAGACCTATTACGACGTGGATGCCGACGACATCCAGCCCGGCGGGATGGTGATCTTCCGGTGGATGCAGAACCTCATTGACCTTTGTACAGAGGTTCCTGCACCATCTGAGCCTTCGCTCACCCAAGAGCCAACCCCCTTTAACGAGCCTGCCCCGGTGCAGACCAGCCTTTCCGGTGGGCAGATGTACCCCGGCGAAGACCTGGCCGACTATGCTCCCCGCGCCTCTCAGGCGGCAGCGCCTGCCTGGCCCGCCGCAGGCACCCCGGAAGCAGATGCCCTCATCGACGATGATGCGGATGACCTGCCGTTTTAACCACACCAGAAAGGAGTTCAGACCGTGGGCATTGACCCATCCCGTGGCTTTGTTGCCTTTCCCCGCGGTCTGACTGACTGGGAATGGTATTCAGAGCCCAACACTGCCCGCCTGTTTTTCCATCTGCTACTCACCGCCAACTGGCAGGAAAAGCAGTGGCAGGGCATTAGCATCAGGCCCGGGCAGCTGGTTACAAGCCAATCTCAACTGGCAAAACAGCTTGATTTGAGTGTTCGGAACATCCGGACAAGCTTAGAACATTTACAGGCGACAGGCTATCTGACAGTCAAAACAGGCTCAAAATACAGCATTGTCACGATAGAAAACTATGCTTTGCTTGTTGGCAGTGACAGGCAAAGTGACAGGCAAGCGACAGGCAACCGACAGGCTGCCGACAACAACTTAACAAGTCTAACAAACCAACAAGCTAACAAGTCGTCGTCTACGGCTGCGCCGGAGCCGACCGGACGACCGACGACCTCACCCTTGGTATCAGAGTTTGAACAGGATATCGGCAAGCTGAGTGCCTCCGGGAAAAGAGAGCTGACAGGATACGCTGACCGACTGGGCGAGGAACTGGCGCGGGTGATCCTGCGCAAGTGCATTGATGCCGGGGCGCATAGCTGGGCCTATGTGCGGAAGGCTCTGATCGAGGCCGAAACCCAGGGCTGTAGGTCTGCCGAGGAGTACCGCATGACGAACCCCATTGGAGCAGGACGCAATAGGCGGGTGGACAGGCCGGAGCCCAGCGGGAATGATTTTCTAAAAAACGCAGCCCGTCGCCGTCCGCTCACCAAGAAAAAGGAGGATTCCAATGTACCGGAACCATGAGCACTACCCCGACCCGACAGCTGGCCGGGCATTGGGCAGCCTCCGACGAAAGGAGAACCAATTGAACACCGGAAAACAGTTCGAGGCAGACTGGAAAAGCTCCATGCCGAAGGATGCTTGGTGCTATCGACTGAAAGACAGCGCGGCCACCTATTACGGCGGCAACGAGAACCTGAGCTTCTCCATTGATAACATCTGCGACTTCGACGTGTACCGCTACCCCATGCACCATTACTTCGAGCTCAAGACCATCGAAACGCCCAGCATCCCACTGGAAAAGATCCTGGGCCGATTCGACCGGGAGCGGCAGAAGTACCACAAGCTCAAACACATCACCGATATGGCCCACGCAGCATCCTTCAAGGGCCAGACCGCCCATGTGGTCATCAATTACCGGGGCAGGGTCAACCGCACCTTTGCCGTTCCGGCCAGCGCTGTGCTGGAGTACATGCAGACCCAGACCCGCAAAAGCATCCCGTGGCAGTGGGCCGCCCTGAACGGCATCGAGGTGGAGCAGCACCTGCTGCGCGTTCACTGGAGGTATGATGTGGAAGGGCTGCTGAAACAGCTGGAAGAAGGTGACGGTGCTTGACCTACGAGGAAAAGAAGCAATGGCTGCGGCGGTACCGTGAAGCCGAAAAGACTTACCAGAATCTTTCTTACCGGCTGGCGGAAGCACAGGCGGCCACCCGGCACATCACGCAGGATTACAGCGCCACGCCCGGCGGAAGCAGAGATGGTCAGAATCTTGCCCGTGCGGTAGAACGGGAGGATGAAGCCGAGCGGAAGGCTTATAATCAGCTGGCTGTCTGTGACAGGCTGTTCAATGAGATTGAAGCGGCTCTGATTCAGGTGCCAGTCTACAACGGTTATCTCATTCTGCACAAATACTACCTGAACGGCCTGACATGGGAACAGATTGCAACGGATCTCGGCCTTTCCATTCGCTGGGTACACAGACTGCGCCGCTTCGCAATCGAACATCTCAAGCTCTGAAACAGGCCACTATCAGGCCATTGTAAAGCCACTGTCTTATGGTGTAAACTGGTACCATCGGCAGAGCCGGAGAGGCTCCCGATGCCATAGCAGCTTCCAGAATGTGCCCGTCCGACATCACGTTCTGCGAGCTGCTTCTATTATGCCGCCTGAGCGCAATGTGGTGCGCGTTCACGAGTGTAGTCGTGGAAGGTTCGATTCCGAGGGCGGTTCCAATTCGCCGCCGACCCCGTAGGCGGTACAGCCTGACGCATGGGGCTACATACTCCCCACCGGAAGCTCATGTGGTGGGTGGCGGGATCTCCTTGCCCGCCCTCTGACCTCCCCACATACGCCGGAGGCACCGGAATCCACAGGCGGGTTTCAGGTATTTTCCCGCTGGATGTGCGTCAATTGCCCTGCATGGAAACATGCAGGGATTTTTTATGCTATTTTCTGCCGTCCTGAGGGGCGGCTTTTTTGTACCCTGACGACGAGAGAGGTGGTGACGTGTCGAATGAAAAGAATCTCATTCCGTTCAATGAACGAACGGAGAGCGAACAGAGAGAGATCGCCCAGAAGGGCGGTATTGCATCCGGTGCGGCCCGCCGCCGCAAACGGTCCATGCGTCAGGCGGCTGACTACTACCTGAGCCTGCCGGAGACCGACCGCCGCCGGGTAAACGCCATGCTGCGGGACCAGATTGACCCGGAGGACGTGGACAACCAGATGAGCGTGGTCATGGGCATTGCAACCGCTGCCAAGCAGGGCGATGCCAGGGCAGCCAATGTCCTGCTGAAAATGCTGGGTGAGGAGACCGTACAGGAAGACCCGGGCGCGGATGCTCTGGCAAAGGCCAAGGAGCTGCTGGGAGGTGTGGACAGTGCCATTGACTGAGTTTCAGCAGGAGTACCTGCACAACTGTTCCCACCGGTGGAACGTCAAGACCGGAGCCACCCGAAGCGGCAAGACCTACCTGGACTGCGCTGTGACCATCCCGAAGCGGATCTGCGCGGCCCGGGGCGAGGGCCTGCTGGTGCTCATGGGCAACACCCTGGGCACACTGGAGCGCAACGTGCTGTCCCTGATGCGGGAGCTCTGGGGCCCCGACCTTGTAGGTGTGATCCGCACCTCGGCAGCAGGCAACGTGGTACAGCTGTTCGGCAAGAAGGTCTATGTCCTCGGTGCCGACAACAAGAAACACATCGCCCGTATCCAGGGTGCTGCCTTTGAGTACGTCTACGGTGACGAGATCACCACTTGGGACGAGGGTGTGTTCCAGATGCTGAAAAGCCGCCTTTCCTGCCCCCACTCCCATTTTGACGGCACCTGCAACCCGGAAAGCCCCACTCACTGGTTCAAGAAGTTTCTGGACAGTGACGCTGACATCTACTGTCAGGCGTATACCATCGACGATAACCCTACACTTCCGGCCCAGTTCGTGGCCGATCTGAAAAAAGAATACACCGGCACGGTCTACTATAACCGCTTTATCTTGGGGCAGTGGATGGCCGCCAACGGCGTGATCTACCGCCTGCTGGCCGACAGCCTTGCCGCCGGAGATGGGCGTTTTTTCTGGCCTGTGGACAAGCCGCTGCACCCGTGGCGGGTGCGCATCGGGGTGGACTTTGGCGGCAACGGCTCCAAACACGCCTTTGTGGCAACGGCCATCCTGCCGGGCTGGTCCGGCGTGGTGGGGTTGGCATCCCAGCGTATCGACCCTGTGGCGCAGGATGCAGACTTTCTGGCCGACCGGCTGCTGGAGTTCTGCATGGCTGTCTTTGCCCGCTGGGGCGAGATCCAGTTCATCTTCTGCGACAGTGCGGAGCAGACCCTCATCAATCACATCCGGGCAAGGCTCCGGCGCTGCAAACTGAGCTGGCTGGCCGACCGAGTGGAGAACAGCGCCAAGATCCGCATCAATGACCGCATCCGCCTGACCTGCATCCTGATGGGCGGCGGGCGGTTCTGGCTGCTGCCGGAGGCGGCCACCCTCCGGGATGCCCTTGCCACGGCCCTGTACAGTGGCAAGCACCCCGGCGTGGACGAGCGGCTGGATGACGGCAGCACCGATATCGACACATTGGACGCTTACGAGTACACCATCGAGCGCGATTTCAAGAGGTTGACCAACACATGAACATCACCGCATTTCTGAACTACCTGAACAAGACGCGCGGGTGGGCCATCGATGCCGACTACTACGGCAGCATCGAGACCTGGCGGCAGTGGTGGCAGGGCAGCGTGCCCAAGGTGCACACCCGTGCCGCTGAATACGCAAACGGCACCAAGAAGCGCCCTATTGCCTCCCTGCGGATACCGAAACGGGTCTGCGAGGACTGGGCAAACCTGCTTCTGAACGACCGCACCACCTTCCAGATCAAGGACGCTGCCACCGCCCGGTATCTGCTGGGCGACGATGAGCAGCAGGTGGGCGGCCTGCTCCGGGAGCTGCACTTCTGGCGCAATGCCAACGCTCTGGTGGAACAGGCCTACTGGTCCGGCACCGGTGCCTTTGTGCTGAGTGCCGAAAACCTGACTGTCGTGAAAGGGAAAGCTGTCCCCGGCCCGGATACCCGCCTGAAGCTGGACTATGACCCGGCTTCCTGCATCCTGCCCCTGCGGGTGGAACGGGGCATCGTTACCGAAGCGGCCTTTGTCTCTGAGTGTATGATGGAGGGCAAGCCCGCGGTCTATCTGCAGACCCATACCGGCGACAGTGTGAAGCGCACCATCCGGAACGAGTGGTTCCGGGTTACGGACGGAGTTTCGGGTGCTCCGGTGTTTGAAGCGCTGCAGGCCCCGCCGGGCACGGCAGAAAGTATCACGGTGGAGGGTTCCCCGCCCTGGTTTGCCCTGTTCAGCCCGGCAGCAGTCAAGAACCTTGACGGCGGCACAGGGCTGGGCATGAGCGTCTTTGCCGAAGCGTTGGCCGAGGCCCAGGGCATCGACCTTGCCTTTGACAACTACCGGGAGGATATCCGGCTGGGCCACAAGAAGATCTTCTACTCTGCGGACATCTGCCGCAAGGTGGTGGACCAAGATGGCGTGGAGCACTCTATTCCGCCCGATGACGATGTGCAGAGTCAGTTCGTCACCCTGCCCCAAAAGGAAGGGAGCCTCGACCAGTCCAGCGAATACCACGAATACAACCCTGACCTGCGGGTGGAACAGAACCACAAGGCTGTGCAGGATATGCTGAACCTGTTCAGCTTCAAGTGCGGCCTGGGCTGTCATCGGTACAACTTCGAGCTGGGCAATGTCACAACGGCCACCGAGTACAACGGCAGCCGTCAGGATCTGGTGGCCAGCGCCAATAAGAACCAGATTCCCATCGAGGGGGCGCTGGTGGGCATCGTGCGGGCCATCCTGTGGGCAGCAAAGAACCTGCAGGGAGCGGAGGTGGACCCTGAAACGCCCATCTCTGTGGACTGGGACGACAGCTACATCACCGATGCCGAGACCCGGATGAGCCAGATGCGGGACGATGCCCTGAGCGGCCTTTTGCCCCGGTACAAGTATCTGTCTGCCCGGTACGGGGTCAGTGAAGAGAATGCCCGCAAGCTGGCACAGGAAGCCGCTGACGAAAACAAGCAGCCTGAGCTGAGCTTCGGCGGGGGTGCCTGATGCTGGCCCCGAAAAAAAAAACGCTTGACTTTATGAGTTCCAAGTATATAATAGAATTATCGGAACTCATAAAGTGAGGTGATTCAATGTCTCCGAGAACCGGTCGTCCCAAAGCAGATAATCCTTTGAGCGTCGATATCAAGGTACGTCTTGACAACGATACAAACGAGAAGCTTTTGGAATATTGTGAAAATCACAATATCACACGAGCAGAAGCAATTCGGAAAGGAATCCATCTGTTACTGGCGCAACCACAAAAATAAAAATCCCCGTGCTGTTACTTCTTGGCGGTCGTACAGCACAGAGATTTTCGTCACATCAGAGGTCTCCCTTTGATAAATCTATTATATCAAATTGGGCGGCCTCTTACAAGAGAATAAGAGGTCAAAATTATGAACGCAATTCTCTGCACCCCGGTTGAAGCCGTAAAGTACCGGAACTCTCATACTCCTCAAGAACTGGCTTGGGCCAAGGATATCGCTGATTTGTACTGCGCCCGTCCTCTGAAAAGTGATGCCACTCAGTTTTACACTTTCTTGGCTGATATCTTCATGGCAGGTCGTATCAGTGGCGTGCGTGAAGAGCGGGCTCGCCGGAAAAGGGGTACCCACTGATGGGAAAATTCATTGATTTAACCGGTCAGCGGTTCGGAAAGCTTGTTGTTAAAGAACGCGCACCCAACAATCGTTTTGGAGGGGCTCGCTGGCTTTGTCAATGCGACTGTGGCAAGCAATCAGTTGTTACTGCTGGAGAGCTGAAACGTGGTCACGCAAAATCATGTGGTTGTGTAGCTATAAAACATGGTGATGCAAGAGTAAGCCAAAAAACAAAACTTTATTATGTTTGGGCCGGGATAAAGCAACGATGTGAAAATCCTAGTAACAAGAACTATGATGACTATGGTGGCCGTGGAATAGAAATGTGCCCTGAATGGCTAGAAAACTATTCCTGCTTTCGGGAATGGGCCTATCAAAGTGGCTATTCTGAAGGATTAGAAATCGACCGCATTGATAACGACAAGGGATACTTTCCGGAAAATTGCCACTGGGTCGAACGAAAGAACAATGTTCGAAACACTCGCACTCGAAAAGATTCGTCAAGCGGAGTTAAAGGGGTCTGGAAATTGGCATCCGGTCGTTACCTCGTAAAAATTGGTGTCAATGGAAAGCAGATAACAGTAGGACGATTTGACACGTTTGAAGAAGCTCGAACCGCAAGGTTCAGGGCCGAATCCGAATACTGGTCAAAGTAATATTTATCTTAAAGAGCATCTGTAATGACAGGTGCTCTTTTTCATTGAAAGAAATATGCTGTCTCCATCTTATCTTGATTCACTTCCAAATAATTTAGTGCTTTTATTTCAGCAGGTCGAGGACGATATCCTGCGGGACGTGGCCCGGCGCATCTCCAAAATGGACACCATGACCCCCACGGCCAACTGGCAGCTTTGGCGGTATGAACAGACCGAAGCCCTCCGGCAGGACGTGGTAAAGAAGCTGGCCCGCTACACCGGCAAGAGCGAAGCTGAGATCCGGCGGCTCATGCAGGAAGCGGCCACCCGGGCCATGGAGGCCGAGGACGCGATCTACTACCACTACGGCAAGGAACCCACGCCCTTTGCCGACAATGCCACCCTGCAGGCCCTGCTCAACGCTGGCTATCAGCAGACGGCGGGAACCTTCCACAACCTGACTGCCACCACGGCCAACACCGTCAGCGGCCAGTTTGAAGCCGCTCTCGACCGCGCCCATCTCAAGGTGAGCAGCGGTGCGTTCGACTACAAGAGCGCCGTCAAGAGCGCGGTGGACAGTCTGGCCGACACCATGAAGTACGTCACCTACCCCACCGGCCACACCGACACGCTGGAAGTTGCCGCCCGCCGGGCGGTGCTGACTGGTGTGAATCAGACCGGCGCAAAGCTGCAGGTGGCCCGGGCCGACGAGATGGGGGTGGAGTTCTTCGAGACCACGGCCCACGGCGGGGCCCGCCCTTCCCACGCTGAGTGGCAGGGCAGGCAGTTCCACCGGGGCGGCGCTGTGGACTACATGGGCAAGCATTACCCGGACTTCGAGGCCGCCACCGGCTACGGCACCGGCGCAGGACTTTGCGGCTGGAACTGCCGTCATACCTTCTTTGCCATCTTCCCTGAGCTGGGTGCACCGCCTGCATGGACGCAGGAGAGCTTGGAAGCCCTGAACGCCCGGGACATCGAGTACAACGGCGGCAAGTACACCCGGTACGAGATCAGCCAGATGCAGCGGGCCAGGGAGCGCACCGTGCGCAAGTACAAGCGCCGGTATCTGGCTGAGGATGCCGCCGGGGCCGATACCACCGCCAGCGCGGTGAAGCTCCGGCAGGCCCGTCAGGAGCTGACTGACTTTATCAGCGCCACCGGCGGCAGGGCCGACAGTGCCCGCACCAGCGTGGCAGGCTTTGGCAGGAGCGCCAGCAGTAAGGCAACGTGGACGGCGAAGAAGTTTGATTCCGTGTTGCCAAACCAGCGTGGCAGTGGTGGCTCCTCCGGGCAGAGCGGCGAAACAGTTCATAGGTACCTGGGAAAAGTCGATTTGAAAGACACCCAGCAAGTGGAAGCCCTTAAGGATTCATTCTGCAGCAGCTATGCCAATTCCAAAGTCGAGAATATGATGGTCATCACCCGCAACGGTGAAGTCCATTATATGACCGACAATAATCCCCGAGGGGTTGACTGCTCGTATCTGGGTGGTAAACTGAAAGGGAGCTACAACATCCACACACACCCGCCAGATACCACACAATATTCCTTCAGCACCGATACAGACATCCCGGCAGCATTTGCCGATGGCACCCGCATCATGGAAGCTGTGGACTACAAATACAGGTATCAATTTGCTGTTCCGCGAGAAATCACCTTTGAGCAGTGGGAAACCGTGTGTGAGGAAGTTCGTGAGGAACAGAACGCCGTGATGGCAAGCCGTGGCTATGGATTCGATGACTACGAAGAAAACATCCAGCACGTCATTATTGACGAAACCTGCCGTCGGCTTGGTTTGAAATGCTACCACAGGGAGAAACGGAAATGAGTTACACACTGGAACAGATAGATCAGCTTACTAAGAAAAGCGTTCAGCGAGAACGTTCCCTTGTTGCTGAGTATAAACGCACCCACTCTGTTCCCAGTAGAGGAATTATTTCCACGCCTGAAATTGATGCCGAACGAGCCGAACAGAAGCGTTTATATGGCGAGTATTGCAAATTGATTGCGAACAGAAAGGGTTGAGGTGTTATCATGGAAGATTTTCGTATCATCTACCGCATTTTGAAGTATTTGCAGCAAAGCATGGACTTTGAGGAGTTCGATTGCGCTGGCTTTACTGCCGAGCGCTTCGGTACGAATCCGAACCGCTTTCAGGCTCTCCTGATTCAGCTTCAGAAGGCTGGGTTCATTGAGGGCCTGAACATCGTTCGCTACATTCGCCAGCCGGAGCGCATCGAGCCGCCCATGGAACCGCATATCACCTTGCAGGGGCTTGAATATCTTCAGGAAAACAGCCTGATGAAAAAGGCCGCTGCATTTGCAAAGGGTGTTAAGGAAATCGTCCCCGGCATCTAACAACCAAATACCGCAAGCGTCTTTGCCCGTCCGGGCAGGGGCGCTTTTTTCATGCCGTCTTAGCTCATTCTGGAAGAGCGCCGGTCTCCAAAACCGGAAGCGGGAGGTTCGATGCCTCCAGACGGTGCCATCGCAGAGGGCAGTGCGTACCCTGTCCACAACCGAACACGGACGGAGAACCGTGTTACCAAACCGTGGTTTCACCAACAGAAAGGAGTTTTTCCACCATGAAGCGTGAAGACGTGAAGAACAAGATCCCCGGCATTACCGAGGAGCAGCTGAACTGGATCATGGCCGAGAACGGCAACGATGTCAACCGGGAAAAGACTGCCGCCGAACAGTACAAGACCCAGCTGGAAAACACCCAGGCTCAGCTCAAGACCGCCCAGGACGGCCTTGCCGCATTTGACGGCAAGAAAAAGCCCGAGGAGTACGAGGCCGAACTGGCAAAGCTCAAGGGCGATATGCAGGCACAGGCTGATGGCTTTGCCTTTGACAATGCCCTGAACACCGCCATTCTGGGAGCTAAGGGCCGCAGCGTCAAGGCGGTCCGGGCACTGCTGGATCTGGATACCCTCAAGGGCTCCAAGGACCGTTCCACCGATATCTCCAAGGCTCTGGAAGAAGCCGCCAAGGCGAACCCCTGGGCCTTTGGCGAGGCGGAAGAAGGCGGCGCTGGTTCCGTTCACGTTTCCAGCGGCAAAGAGCACGGCACCCCGCCCGCCGGCGACGTTGACCCCGTGACTGCTGCCTTCAAGGCGATGAACCCCGATATCAACATTGAATGAGAGAAAGGATATTCTTATGGCACATGAAGCACAGGTCCGCTATTCCAATCTGGTCGACCTCAAGCTGCGCAAGACGCTGGTGAAGAAAGTCGGCGTGATCTGCAACAACCGCTACGAGGGCAGCCCCAAGGCAGGTTCCGTCAAGGTTCCCGTCCGCGACACCGAGGTGGTGGTGAACGACTACGACAAGGCCAAGGGTGCAAAGCAGACCAGCGGTGACACCACCTACCTCACCGTCAACATCGACCACGACAAGGCCGTGAATGAGATCATCGATGGTTTCGATGCAGAGAGCGTTCCCGGCAATCTGGTGGCTGACCGCCTGGACAGCGCCGGTTACTCTCTGGGCCTGCAGATGGATTCTGACGGCTCCGTGGAGCTGACCACCGCAGGCACTGCCTTCGGCAATACCACCGCTCTGACCGAAAAGACCATCTACGCCAACATCGTGGATGCACGCACTCAGCAGTCCTCCATCGGCGTGCCCACCGCAGGCCGCTGGCTGCTGGTCTCCCCGGACACCTACGGCCTGCTCCTGAAGAGCCCCGAGTTCATCAAGGCTTCCGACCTGGGCGACGCGGTCGTCCAGACCGGCGCTGTGGGCAAGATCGCAGGCTACACCGTGTTCGAGGATTCCACCCTGGGCGAGAACGTGGAGTATGTGGCCGGTCATCCCAACTGGTTCGCCGTCATCGATGAGTGGGCCGTTCCCGTCCACCTGCAGGATCTCTCCGGCTCTGGCGACTTCATCGGCGCATCTGCCGTGCAGGGCCGCAAAGTCTACGCCTACAAGGTCACCAAGGGCCAGACCATTCTTGTTAAGAAGAAGGTCGCAGCATAAGGAGGCCGCCATGCTTTACTGCACCTACGAACAGTACCAGACAGCGGGCGGTACGCTGGACGAGGCTGCCTTTGACACGCTGTGCGCCCGGGCTTCCCGGCTCATCGACCGGCACACCTTTGGCCGGGCAGAGCCCCACGCCAGGGCCTGTGCCGGGTGCGCCGCCCTGCTGGCCGATGCCTGCGTCCAGATCGTCGATGCCATGAGCGCCGCACAGAGCGCCTGTGCCGTGCCCGGGGCTTCCAGTGTGTCCAACGATGGCTACTCCGTCACCTTCGCCAGCGGGGCGCTTTCCGAGCGGCTTGCAGCGGAAGCGCAGGGCATCCTCTCCAACGCGCTGGGCAATGACCCCCACGGCCTGCTGTATCGGGGGTGTTTCTGATGCAGTGCAGCGTTACCGTTGTGAACCTCATCCATGACACTGCCACCGAGACCGACCGGCCTGTCTGCCACGTCATCCCCGGGTGCAGCTGGCGGGAGAAGCTGGACACCTCCGGCGGCGACCCCCAGCGGACGGTGCACATCCGGCTGCCCCCTGCCGCCGGGTATCTGCCCTATTTCCAGTGGGCAAAGCTCCCGCCCGGGGAAAAGGCGGCACACTGGACGCTCAAGCGGGGCGGCAAGCTCATCTGCGGCGCTGTCCGCAGCCTGACCGAGGCCGAGTATGCTGCCCTCGAGAAAACTCATATCTGCTGCACGGTGGCGGCGGTCTCCGACAACCGGGAACCGCTGCTGCCGCATTTTCATGTAGAGGGGAGCTGAAAGGATGAGTGCACCCGTTATTGACCTGAAGCTCAGGTTCCGGCCCGGCTTTCAGGCCGAAATGGACAAGGGCTTTCAGAAGGTCCAGTATGCGTTCTCACAGCAAGTTGCCAAAGCTGTGGACCCTTATGTACCCTTCGACACCGGCACGCTGAAGAACAGCGTCAACCAGGCATCCGACTTCAAAGGCGGCAAGCTGGTCTATAACACCCCGTATGCCCGGCGGCAGTATTACCTGCACACGCAGGGGCAGGGTCTGCATGGGGAGAACCACCTGCGCGGCTCCTACTGGGGCCAGCGGGCCATTGCTGACCACAAAGACGAACTGGTCCAGTTCGCCAAAAACGCTGCCCAAAGAGAGCTGGGAGGTGGAACGTAATGCCCAAAGCGTCCATTACGGCCCTGCGGGACTGGCTCAAGACCTGTCCACTCATCGCCGAGGAGCAGGATGCCACCGGTGCGGCCTTCCGCATTGCCGGGCTGGAAGAGGAAGCCACCGCTTTTTCCATTGAGGACAGCCCCACCGACCCCATTGTGGAGAGTTACATCTCCGGGCGGGATCTGGCGAAGAACTACCTCTTCCTGTCCCGAAGGGAGTTCGGGGAGACCGATGTGCTCACCATTGAGAACAGCGGCTTCTTTGAACAGCTGGCCGACTGGGTAATGGAACAAAATGACTGCGGCATCCTGCCTGATCTGAGCAAATGCGGGCACGGCAAGGAAGCCCAGAGCATTGAGGTTACCTCCACCGGCTACATCGTCACCGACGGCTCCGGAAGCTGCAAAATGCAGATGCAGCTCCGGCTCGTCTACTATCAACCCAAACTTTGAAAGGAGACCATCCTATGACTGTTTCCGAAACCCTGGCCGCGCTCAAGACCAAAAAGGGCATCGTGCCCAGCGCGGACTACACCGGCACCGAAAAGGCCGATGATTTCATCTTTGCAATTCAGACCGATGCCTCCACCCAGACCAAGGAGAGCGACTGGATCGTGTTTGCAGAGCGTGTCAAGGAGCACTCCGGTGCCCTGAACGCTTCCACCGAGGACGTGGCCTATATCCGTGCAGGCACTGTCACCGAGAAGGGCGAGACTCAGCGCACCTTCTCCCTGAACGGCAACCGCTGCGTGGGCGACCCTGCGCAGGATTTCCTGCTCTCCCACAAGGTCAAGTTCGGCTCCGGCACTGAGGTGGTTTTCCCTTATATCTACTTCAGCGCAAAGACCGGCAAGGGCGAGAAGGGCGCAGCTGCCTTTATCGTCACTTCCGATGCAAGCGGCTCCGCCAGCAACTCCGCAGGTTTTGCCTGCGATGTGAAGGGTGTTGGCGTTCCGGCTGAGTTCGACTACCTGACCGTAGCCGCAGCAGGCTAACCCGATTTCCAATGATCCATACAGCCCTCGTTCCCGGTGAACGGGGGCCCTTTTTGTAACAGGAGGACTTCTATGACCATCAACGGCATTGAATTTGATTTTTCCACCCTGAACGCCAACGACGTGGATCGGATGCTGGCCGCACAGACCCGGCAGCAGGAACGTGCCCGGACGGAAGGCAGCCGCTACACCCCCGAGAATGATTACCCTGCCTGGCTGCGTTTCCAGTGCCGCATCTTTATGGACTACCTGGACGAGGTTCTGGGCGAGGGTGCTTCTGAGAAACTGGGACTGGACGGCAGCAACTTCAACGCCTGCCTGACGGTCAGCAAGGCCTTTGCCGAGGCCATGGCCGCAGAAAAGGCCAGTGTCAACGCGCTGATCCACCCTGTCGAGGAGAACGTGCAGGCTTCGGCAGCACAGGCCATCCCCGCCCCCATGAACCGGGAGCAGCGCCGGGCGGCAGTCAAGGCGCACCCCGCTGTGGTGGATTTCAGGGCGCAGGAAGCGGCAAAGGCCGCCCGCCGTGCCCAGCTGAGGGCAGAGCTTGAGGCGCTGGACAATGCATGACCTGCTGACGGACACCCTGCCCACCGAGTGGGAGGGCCGCGCCATCGACCCGGACTTCCGGCCCATGATCTGGCTGCTGATCCGCACCCGCCGCGCCAAAACCGACGAGGACAGCGCTCGTCTGATCGCATCGGCCATCCCGCGCTTCTTTGTGGAACCGATCCCGGCGGCGCACTACCCGGAAGCCTTTGAGTCTCTGGTGCGCTTTTGCCAGGGTGGCGGCCCCGAGGACGAGGAACGTACCGGGGCTGGCAGCGGCGACCCGCAGGACGAGCCCGTGCTGGACTACCGGTGCGATGCAGACTACATCGTGGGGGCCTTTCAGCAGGCCTACGGCATCGACCTGACCACCGACAAGGTGCACTGGTGGCGCTTCAAAGCGCTGCTGCACGCCCTGCCGCCGGAAACGCCGCTGGGCAAGATTGTGGAGATCCGGGGCAAGGACACCTCCGGCATGGACAGAGCCGACCGGGACTACTACGAGACCCTGAAAGAGCGCTTTGCCCTGCCGGGTGGGCTAAAGGGGGTGAAGCGGAACGAAACCCTGCAAGAGCACGAGGACGCTTTCCTCGACCGCTTCAGCTGATGGGAGGTGAGGAACCATGGCATTTGACTTTTGCGTAACCGGCAACACCCAGCTGGATACCGGCGGCTTTACAAAAGGCATCAGCAGCATGACGGTTGCGGCTGGCACCCTGATCGCGGATCTGGTCAAGACAGCTGGCAGTCAGCTGGCGAACCTTGCCCAAAGCGCCATTCAGACCGGCTCCCTCTTTGAGACCTCTCTTGCAAAGGTCGGCACCATCGCAGACACCAGCAAGGTTTCCACCCAGCAGCTGAATGACCAGATCACCGCCATGTCCAACACCATGGGCATTGCGGCCACCGATATCGCCGAAGCGACCTATCAGGCCATCAGCGCCGGGCAGGACACTGCCAACGCCGTGGCCTTTGCGGGGCAGGCGGCAAAGCTGGCAACAGCCGGTTTTACCTCTACGACCTCCGCCGTGGATATCTTGACCACCGCGCTGAACGCCTACGGCCTGAGCGCTGACCAGGCAGACCACGTTTCGGACGTGCTGCTGACCACGCAGAACCTTGGCAAGACCAGCGTGGACGAGCTTTCGTCCAGCATGGGCCGTGTCATCCCGCTGGCGGCTGCTTACAATGTCAGCGTAGAAAACCTGTCCAGCGGTCTGGCTGTGATGACTGCAAACGGTATCGCCACTGCTGAGGCAACCACTTACACAAAATCCATGCTGAACGAGCTGGGTGACACCGGCTCTACCGTAGGCAAGATTTTGCAGGCTGAGACCGGTAAGAGCTTTGCCCAGCTGAACGCTGACGGCAAGAGTCTTGGCGATGTGCTGCAGATCCTGTACGACAGCGTGGGCAACGACAGCACCGCCTTTGCCGGGCTGTGGTCCAACGTGGAGGCCGGAACCGGCGCTCTTTCGCTGGCATCTGGCGGTGCGGACAAATTCAACGGCGTGCTGGCCCAGATGGTGGACAGTGCCGGAGCGACCGACACCGCCTACCAGACCATGACTGACACCTTCCAGCACAGCATGGAAAGCCTCCAGACAACGGCAGAGAATCTGAGTATTGACCTGTTCGAGGCCATGGAGCCGGGCCTGATGGAAGCCGCCAACTGGGGCACCGACTGCCTGAATACCCTGACACAGGCACTGGTTGACGGCGGCCCCGAGGCGATGCTTCAGGCGGCGGGGCAGATCATCTCCGATCTGTCCGCCAGCGTGACCGCACAGCTGCCGGGGCTGGTAACCTCCGGCGTGGAGATCATCACCCAGCTGACTGAGGACATCGCAGCAGCTACACCGAAGATGCTCGATACTGCCGCCGATGTGCTGGGTGCTCTGGTACAGGGCATCGTTGATAGCCTTCCATCGTTGATTGACAGTGCCACTAAGGTCATCACAGAGTTCACGCACTATCTGTCGGACCATGCAGGAGACCTGATGGACGCGGGCATCCAGATCGTGGAGAGCCTGATCGTTGGCATCGTTGATAACCTGCCCGCCATCATCACGGCGGCGGCAGAGCTTCTGGCAAAGTTCCTTGCAGCATCCTTGGAACGAGCACCGGAAGGTCTGAAGATCGGTCTGGCGCTGTGCACGGCCATCGTGGACGGTATCATCCGCAGCATCGAGAACCTGGGAGAAGCCGCCCTCGCCTGCATCGCAAAGCTGACCGGCGTGTGGGACGGTAACATGGATGAATGGGGCCACATCGGCGAGAACATCGTCAACGGCCTGCTGAACGGCATCACCGGGATGTGGGACACCCTTGTCTCCAACGTCAAGGGCAAGGTCAACGGGCTGGTCTCCACGGTCAAGAACCTGCTGGGCATCCACTCGCCCTCGAAGGTGTTCACCGAAATCGGCGAGAACGTCACGCAGGGCCTTGTCAACGGCATCAACACCGGCGCACCCGCTGCAGAAGCCGCCATCCAGAACATTGCCCAGACCCTCTCCACCTACGGGCCGGATTTTTCTACCGTAGGAGCTACCATCACGGAGCAGTTCCGCACCAAGCTGGACGAGGGGTGGGCGCAGATCCAGTCCGACATCCAGACGGATGCGCTGGGAGCCATCGAGACGCTGGCCACGGCCCTGAAGAACGGCGACCTCGAGCAGCTGGGCCTGTGGGCGGCTTCCTACTTCTGGCAGGCCTGCACCAAGGAGCAGCAGGCGCAGATCAACTCCATCGCCGTGGGAGCGCTCAACCAGCTGGGCAGCGCCCTCTCCGGCGTGTTCGGGAACCTGAGCCAGCTGGCCATGGGGCTGGTGGCACAGTTCGTCCCCGCAGCGGCCAGCGCCACCGGCGCACAGCTGACCCTGAACACCGCCATGGACGCGAATCCGATTTTGCTCGTCATCTCCCTCATCGGGATGCTGGTGGGTGCGCTGCTGAACTTCAGCGGCAAAAACAAAGAGGTCGCCAACGCTTTCCAGAATGTCTGGGCGGGCGTTGAGGACTTTATGAGCTACATCTTCGAGGGCCTGATGCGCATTGTGGCGGCGGGCATCGAGGGCTTTGTCATCCTCATCAACGGCCTGATCGCGGCCTATAACAGTGTCGCGTGGCTTTATGGCGGTACCATAGACTACATCAGCAATCCGGCCTGGGACTACGCCAACAAGATCGCTGCCGACCGCAAGGCCCGGCAGGCCGAGCGAAAAAAGCAGCAGGAAGCTGCCAACAACCCCAGCAGCTCCGGCACTTCCACCAAATCCCAGAAGGTCATCGAGAGCATGACCGACACCAGCAAGACCACCACTGCAGACGGCAGCACCGTGACCACCAAGGTGCTCACCGAGAAGCTGCAGGACGAGACCGGCAAGATCACCCAGCGGGTGACCAAGACCGTCACCGAGGCAGGTACCAAGCTGGTGGACGGCGTGGAGCGCTCCTACAAGACCGTGACCACCTATGTGGACGGAATCCAGACCAAGGTGGAGCGCAGTCTGGATGACATCGCCAAGACCACCACAGGCACAAAACCCGGCTCCACCACACCGACGGCCCCCACCCCGGACAAAGACCTGACCGACGCTGTGGAGGCCAACACCGAGGCCCTGCTGGCCGCAAACAGCAAGTTGGCCGAGATGGTGCGGCAGGCCAACACGCTGGTGCTGTCGGACAACATGGCCATCAGCCGGTCTGTGGCCGCATCCGGCACGGCACAGGTGGCCGCAGCCGCCAACAACTACCACCGAGAGGGCGACACCAACATCATCCAAAATATCTACTCCAAGGCCCAGACGGCGGCAGACCTCCAGCGGGAAGCACGCTGGGAAGCCGACCGGGCCAAGGCTCAGAAACGATGAAAGGAGGGCACCGAGATGCCGTTCAGAAAAGACCATTTGCAGCTGGTCACGGATGCCGGGGCCACTCTCGACATCGGGTGGGACTACGGCACGCCCTACTCCCTCGACCCCATCAACGGCGTGGACGTGGACGTGCAGACCGCCCAGGGCGTGAACCAGGTGGGCGTGAGTGTGGAGCGCCAGAGCGTGGCCGGGGTGAGCCGTGAACTCATCATCCACTGCCACAGCCCCCACGGCGACGCAGATGCCTCCCTGCTGCTGGAAAAGCTGCCCTACTTCACCAGCGGCACAATGTATTTCGAGGATAGATTCTTCTGCCGTTTTGTGCTTTCCAAGACCCCCTACACAAAGAGTATCCACCCCTACCCGGTGTTGGCCTTCATGCTCTTCTGCCCGAAACCCTTCTGGTACAACTTGCAGGCTCAGAGCTTCTGCATCAACGGCTTTGTGCCCAGATTCAGGCTACCCATCAATTACTCCAAGCCCCATCGGTTCGGCGTGCGCACCTCCATCGGCTGGCTGAATGCCTATAACCCCGGGGCGCTGGCGGTGCCCTTCACGGCCACCCTCAAGAGCGACGGCGCTGTGGTCAACCCCACCGTGCTGAACATCGTCACCGGCCAGAGCATCCGCATCCTGACCACCCTGACCCCGGGGCAGGTCATCGAGATCTACCGCACCACCACCGACAAGCTGGCCGTCAAGCGGACAGAAGACGGCACGGAGGAGAACGTTTTCTCCCTGCTGGACGAGGACAGCGACCTGCTGGAGCTGGCCCCCGGGGACAACTTACTCAAAGCCACCGCCGACAGCGGCGAGACCAGCCTGCAGGTGACAGTGCGCTTCTATCCCATGGTTTCGGGCATTCTGCCGGAGGTGATCTCGTGACGCTGGACGTTTTGGACGAGCTGACCCTTGCCCGGCTGGGCCGGGTGGAGGTATGGGTGAGCCTTTACTGGGACGAGCCCTACAACACCGAGGGCGAGTTCACGCTGGAGGTGCGCCCCACCGAGGAGAACCTTTCCCTGCTCCGGGAGGGCCGCTGGCTGCGCCGCAGTGACAGCGACGTGCCCATGCGCATCTGCCACCGGAGCAACGAGAATCAGGACAGCAACTTAGTGGTCACCGGTTTCCCGGGAACGTGGATCTTCACCAAGCGGGCCTGCACCAGTACCGTGAAGAGTGAAAACGCGGAAGCCGCCATGCGCAGGCTGGTCAGTGCCATGCAGCCATGGCCCAAGCTGGAGCTGGGTGCTGCTGTGGGCTTCGACACCACCTACACTGCACAGACCTCCGGCGGCAGCATCATGGACTACCTGATGACCATCGGCGCGGCTTGTGATCTGGGCTTCCGGGTGCGGCTGGCAGGCAAGAACGCAGACAAGAAGCTGCTGTTCGAGGTCTACCGGCCCACCGCCGACCCCAACAACAGGTTCAGTACCAAGTGGGGCAACCTGCAGCAGGCCGCGTGGGCCTTCGGGGACAGCGACTATGCCAACGTCGCCGTGGTGCAGGGGGCCGGTGAGGGCGAGAACCGGGCCACCGTGACCGTGGGCCTGACGGACACCACCGGTGCCGACCGGCGGGAGCTGTATGTGGATGCCCGGGATGTGCAGCCGGACGAGGAAAAGGGCGAGACCACCAAAAGCCAAGCCTACCTCGAACGGCTCATGGCCCGGGGCACCAACAAGCTGCTTGAACAGCTCCGCACCGGCTCCATTGAGCTGACCATCGATGCCGAAGGGCTCTCCCCCGGGGATGTGGCCCACTGCACCATCCCGGAGCTGGGCTACAAGGCCACCGTCCGGGTGGCCGATGTCATCACCCAAAGCCAGAGCGACAGCACCACCCGCACCGTGCGGCTGGGCACACCGGTCTGGCGCAAGCTGTAAGGAGATGATCTTTTGAGCAAAATCGTTTTATATCCCGCCAACGGGTTCGACTTCGATGCCGCAGACGTGGCGGCCTACCTTGCGGGCCGCACTAGCGGCGTGTTCAGCTCCGCTGAGGACTTCCCGGTGACAGCCGCAGGCGGGCTGACGGTCACCGTGGGCGCGGGCCGTGGCTGGGTGCACCCCAGCCGCTTCACCGGCTACTCCATCACAAAGCGGGAGGCCGACACCCTGACCATGCCGCTGGCAGACCCGTCTCTCCCCCGCATCGACCGCATCGTCATGCGCTATGATGCCGGTGCCAGAGCCGCCAGCCTGCAGGTGCTGCAGGGCACGGCATCCAGCACACTCACGGCCCCCGCCATCTCCCGCACCGAGCTGATCTACGACCTCTGCCTTGCCGAGATCACCCGCCCGGCAGGCTCCACCGCCGTCACCACCGGCCAGATCACCGACACCCGGCTGGACGAGAAGCTCTGCGGCATCGTGCGGGACGGCGTGACCGGCATCCCCACCGACGAGCTGCTGGCCGCTGCCAAGGAACGCATCGGTGAGCTGGAGGAGAAAGCCACCACCAGTGCCGCTGCCGCCAAGGACAGCGCGGAAGCAGCCAAGAGCAGCGAGACCAAGTCCGCCGCCAGCGAGGAGCGCGCCAAGACCAGTGAGACCGCCGCCCAGCGGGCTCTGCAGGACACGAAAACGGAGCACACCGCCGCCTTGCAGGACATCGCACGGGCCCGCACCACAGCCCTGACCGACGTGGCCAACTCCACCAGGACAGCCACCACCGCGGCAGAAAACGCCACCCAGCAGGCCACCGCCGCTGCGGGGAGCGCTTCCACCGCCGCCACCAAGGCCGGGGAGGCAGAGAAGAGCAAGACGGCAGCGGCTACCTCTGCCACCAATGCAAAAGCCAGTGAGGAAGCATCCAAGAACTGGGCGGAGGAAGCTAAAAAGGCGGCAAACACCGACACGACCGTCTCCATCGCAGGGGCCCCTGCCGATGCTGCGGCGACCCGGGCGCTGATCAAGGAGATGCTCGCTGCCCAGCGGGAAGAGGACTACAAGAGAGTCAGGTACTGGGCCAGCAACGACCCCACAAGCCCGGCAAGCTTTATCGGCGGCACATGGGAGCGCGTCGAAGGCGAGTTTATCATGGGCGCATCCGACAGCTACCCTGTGGGCACCACCGGCGGCAGCGCCACCCACACCCAGACTACTGCCGAAATGCCGAGCCATAGCCATAGTGGCTCTACCGGAAGCGCAGGCTCCCATAGTCATAGTGCATGGACTAGCGGAGCTGGAGGACATAGCCATACAGTCAGTGCAGCACAGAAAAGCAAATATTACGATACTCAATTCACTTTCGGCAATACAACTGATGAAGGATATGGTGGTTCAGCCACACCTGGAACTCCTACCACATCTCGGGTCGAAGACCATACACACGGTGTTGGCATGAATGCCGCAGGAGCCCACACCCATACCGTGAGTATCGGCAGCACCGGCAGCGGAGAGGCAATGAGCGTCCTGAACCCTTACTATGCCCTGTACATCTGGGTGCGGGTGGATGATGCAGCATGAAAGGAGCGCACATGAAAATTATTGACGAGACTGGCATTGTGCTGACCACTGAGCCGGATCTGGAAGCGGGCTATCTGGTGGAAGATGTGGAAGTCGTTCACCATGATGCCGTAGAGGGCACAGCTCCGCAGTGGCACAGAGAGACCGCAAAGCTGCCGGACGGCTCTCTCGCCATCTACTACCGGGATGGTAAAGAGATTGGCCGGGACATGGTAAAGGTTATCGATGTGCCCGGCGTTGACCCTCAGCCCGCCTGGGATGAGGAAGTGCCGGTGATGCGGTACATCCGCTACACCACCAAAGAGCTGGCCCAGCGGAAAGAGCAGGCCGAAGCCGCCCGGAAGCGGCAGGAAGCGCTGGACAAGCTGCCGGAGACGCTGGAAGCCCTGACCGCCGCCCAGACCGACACCGACAGCCTGATGGTGGATCAGGAGTATAGGCTGACGCTGCTGGAGCTTGGGATCACAGAGTAAAACCCTCTGCCAAGAGGACGATAACATTTTTAAGATGGGGCACTGCCCCGGAAAGGACAAACCTATGTTAAAACGTACCTGTAAACGCATGATCGAGCGCGGCTCCATCGAGGGCTTGGGCAACAAGCTGGACGTGTTCTACGCCGCCGGTAAGCTGACCGATGACGAGTACAAGGAGCTGACTGCCCAGCTGGAAGCAAAACAGCAGGAGCTGGCCGAGAAGGAGGCGCAGAGCAATGGATGACCTGAAGGTGCGCATCACACTGGGTGACACGACCCTGGAGGGCACATTGGACGAGCTGCTCGAGAGCGGAACTTTCAAAATGGAGTATGACCAGGCAGGGCTTAACAAGATCGTGCAGGAAGCTATTGCCCTACAGAGAGCTGAGTATCAGAAAGACCCGCAGCATTACCATGTGCATACCATGACCATGGACGAGCTACCGCATCATCCCTGCACAGCAAAACCGGGAGCGCATACATTCGGCAGTGAAATGTATGGGATTCGACATTTCAATGCATGGCCAATCTGCAGTGGAAAGCATGTCACGATTTGGCCCAATGATGACACCGGTACGAGTTGGCGAGTTTATGTGGGAGGCACTTTGAATACTGCAAAGGAGGCGCAGAGCAATGCCCAGAACCATACTTGACGTTTCCCGCTGGCAGGGCCGCATTGACTGGGACAAGGTCAAGGCAAGCGGCCTTGTCTCCGGCGTGATGATCCGGGCCATGGGCAACAGCAAAGAGGGCAAGCCCAGCAAACCCTACATCGACCCCTTCTTTGCCCGCAACTACGCCGAGTGCACCCGACTGGGCATCCCGGTGGGCGTGTACGGCTACTTCAAGACAACCACCAAGGCACAGGCCGACAAGGAGCTGGCCCTGTTCAAGAAGGCGCTGGGCGGCAGAACGTTCCAGCTGCCGGTGGCCGTGGACATCGAGGACAAGCTGCAGGAGGCCCTGAGCAAGGCCACCCTGACTGACATCGTGGCCCACTGCCTGAGCGTGGTGGAGAGCTGGGGCGTGTACGCCATGCTCTACACCGGCCTGAACTTCGGGCAGACCAACCTTTACATGGGCGGCGCGGCCCTCAAGCCCTACGACGTATGGCTGGCAGCCTATCGCACCAAGAAGCCCGCCCCCGGCTGGCCCTTTGGGATGTGGCAGTACACCAGCAGCGGCAAGATCCCCGGCATCGCCAAGGGCGCAGACCTGAGCGTGGCCTACAAGGACTACGCTGCCATCATCCAGCGGGCCGGGCTGGGGCAGGTCAGGGGGTGAGACCGATGGCAAGTTATCTGATTTCAGATGCACCATACGCACCCTGGCTCTCGGAGGTTCTAGCTACACTGGAAGAGCACAAGATCGACCGCATCACCGTAGCAGCGCCTCTGGCAGACGGTGAGGTGTTCACGGGGTACTACAACATGAATACCCAAGACAAGGCCCTGCTGGCATCCAATATCCAAGCAGATGCCGTTCTGGATGCGGTGTGTCACAACGGACAGCGCATCCAGCAGGCGTGGGAAGATGACGAGGAGGGGTGAGACCGATGTGGCAGTTTATCACGGAGTATTGGGCCGGGTGGCTCTGTGCTCTGATCGGCGGCGCGATCCTTGCCGCCATCCCCAAGATCAAGGCCCTGTGGGACGCGGTGCTGGCCCTGCTGCACGACCGCATCTATACCGAGTGCTACCGTTTTATGGAGCTGGGGTACATCACCCGCGACGGCCTGCGCAACCTGAATTACCTCTACAAGACCTATCATGTGATGGGCGGCAACGGCACCGGCACGGAATTGTACAAGAGAGCCTGCGCTTTACCCATCCACGACTGAAGAAAGGAACTGACATTATGAACGCACACATCACTGAGAACAACACCCCCGCCATCCCCGCCGCGACCATCGCCCGCACTGTTGTGCTGGCACTGGCCCTCGTCAATCAGCTGCTGAGTGCCGCAGGCAAGCCGGTGCTGCCCATCGACAGCGCCAGCGTGGAGCAGTGGGTGACGGCTGGCCTGACCACCGCTGCCGCCATCTGGGCATGGTGGGAGAACAACAGCTTTACTCCCGAGGCCATCCGCGCCGATGAGTTGCTGGATCAGATGCAGGGGAAGATCAAGTAAGAGTACATAGCAGCAGCCCCGGGGAGCCTGATGGTTCCTCGGGGCTGTTTTCTTTTGGCATGTTTCGGCATATTCCGACGCATTCCGCATTATCCGGCACATTCTGACATTTTCCGGTTAAAGTTGGATGGAAAGGATGTGCAAACT